ATCCCATGAAGTCTTCGACTAGATTCTCTAAGTTACCTGATACAATTTTCTTATTAATATACACAGTGAATAGCTGATTAAAGGTATTCTTTGCTTGTGGAGCTGAATTTATCAACTGATCAACATCAGCCCCGTATTTTGCAATAGCACTTTTTACATTCTTTACTAATCCGGCATCTAATTTAATCTTTGGAGTATTAGGCATTGCGCTAGGAACAATTGCCACATCAGAATTATTCTTTAAATTACCTATTGTCCCGTTCAGTGTAGTGGCAAAGTCGGTACTTGCTGCTTCAGGGGCAAGTTGTTGGTGAACTGCTATTCCGGCAGTCTTTCCGGACATTAACTTACCTACATCACTGCTTGTGTCTACTGTATAAGTAATACCATTTGGATTTGCTTTAAAAGTGAACACACCGTTCTTATCCACTAGTGGTTGACTGAATAATAAGTCGCCCCAATAGTATCCCTTGGCAGAACTTGATGCTTTTTCTAATCCGGGCCAAATCTCATTGATTAAACGATGTAAATCACTGCGATCAACACCTCTGGCTATATCATACTGTCTAAATTGTTCAGGGCTATAGACGGCTCTTCCAGAGCCGTCTTTCTTATTGAACATGTGCTTGTCCATAATACTAAACTTGCCGTTGAAATCACGACCAAATATTAGTGCGGGATAACCATCCCACTTGATAGTAACTGTATTAGGATTTTTTGCTGTTGCTATAATAGCATTAAGTGCTTGAGTGGCCCCAGCGCCCCCTCCCAAGAAAATCAAATCTTCTGGGTGGTCTAGATGGCCTTTTGCTTCTACTATAATAGACGCAATGTTATCAAGTTTCTTAGTAAGTGTTGATAGTGAATCAATCATGTTATTCTTCGCCCCATTTTTTCACTATTTTTTGTTCGGCGACCTGCATACCGCCTCGACGCTGCGCAGGAGACTGCGGTACAACCGGTGCCCGTCTAGCACGCATAGCAGCTTCAGCACTAGCCCGGTCTGCTGCTGGCGCCAATGCCGCATTAGGAGTCGCAAGAGATTTCTGTATTAACGATCCTATTCGCTGTTTACCTTTTTTATCAAGAACAGTCACTGCTGCTTTTGCTTTAGCATATGCGGTGCCGTCAGCTACGGGTGCTGTACCTTGTGCTGAACTAGCACCCTGTGTTAGTCCACTCAAAAAACTAGGCTGTTCTGCCGCAGAAGCCGGGGCAGCGGCTGCATCTCTGCCTTTGTTGCTATGCGATAGCGCAAATCCTAAGTTTGCTAGTTGTGTAAGAGGAGCAATAGCTGCTTTTCCACCGTCTGTCATTGAATATGATTGTTCAACAGCATCACTCAATTCTTTGATTTTCGCAGATTGTGATGATGTATCAACTCCGTGCATGTACTGAGTAAACATTTTTTGTAAGTAGCTGCTAACACTGCTAGTGGCGTTGCCTGCTTCCATCATTGATTCAAACACAACATTTAATTTGCTATATGTTGATGATTCCTTTAATGCGGCTGTAGCAGTGGCTAGTCTTGCTGCTCTTTTCTCACCGGGGGTTTGTACGGGTACAGCAACTGGCTTTACAGTTGTTTGTGGAGCTGCGGCTAATTGTTTTGCTGTCCTGATATTAGCGGATTGCGTTGCTACTTGATTTGCCGGTAACTTACTGAATTGTCCATTGGCACCAGCTTGTGATTGCTGTTGTGTCTTTTGTAATCTAATACGTTTTTGTTCAGGAGTCTCGGCTTGTGCCGAGACAGGGTTTGGCAGCTTACTGAATTGTCCACTGGACTTATCAAGCGTTTGCTGTTGTGTCTTTTGTAATCTAATACGTTTTTGTTCAGGAGTCTCTGGGGCTGCTGTTGCTGTTTGACCTGCCACAGGCGCAGATTGACCTGCCACTGGGGGGATAACTATCCCGCTAGCAATTGCACTTTTGATGTTAGCAGATGCGCGCCCGATGAAATCTTTAATGAATCCATCTCTTGCCATTCGGTCAACAGTACTCAAGCTACCTTCAGCATTACCTTTAAATTTATCTATTCCGCCTTTTACAGCCGCTGCTCCGTGAGTTCCTATCCAATCACTAAGGTCTTCATTTAGTGTGCTAGGTTGTTTTAGTTCATTCAGTTTCACTATTTTTCCTTAAAGATTTTGCAAATCTACTTTGGTCTCTGCTTTTTATAGCACCTAGTAGTTTTCTTTCCAGGATTTGACATTGCTCTTCCGTATAGTGCTTATTCATTAATTCTAATAAATTAATAGCACTGGTAATAATATTATTAGCTCTACTTTCTATAATGTGAGTTGTATCACGATTATGACTAATAGACTCTAATTCTTCCAGAAGGCTGCGAGTATTTGTTTGCATCAAGTATTTATGCTTTGCTTTGTTTATTTCTTTAAACTATTCAGTAGCGCATTTAGCTTACTACCCTGAACATTTGCCACTATTTTCTTGGTCAGTGGTTCTGAATTATCTGATAGTTGAGAAATATCAGTGTATGGAGTAGGCTTCATCCTAGTCATTAAATCATTAGGACTAGGTTTAGGAGTATATTTTGCTTGCTGATCCGCATATCCCTCAGGGTCATCGTCAGTAATACGCATAGTTTCAATGTTGTATTCCAAATCAACTTTCATTCCAACACCTGTTGAACTACGCGACTTCATACATTGAATCTGATACTTACCACGCTCACGCATACTACGGCTTGTAAAGATACCGAACACGTTGTCCGCTGTATTAATCTTAGAGATACCACCTGCAATGTGACTATGATCAAACTCAATTTCATCAACTGCTGAACGATTCAACTGTGATGCTGTAACTAATAACACGCCTAATTCTTTGCTTAAATTTCGCAATTCTTCAGCTACATATTTGTCTTTAATAAACTGGTCGTTGGGGTTAACTTTAACAGATACTGGCATAACCAAGTCAAGATAATCAACCATAACAAAGTCGATCTTGATACCAGTTTGAATTTGAACTTCTTTCAGATAAGCACGAATATCATTGACATTACTTTGCGCAGGTAGTCCCTTGACACGATACTTACCAGACTTCTTCCCTATCAATGCTACCTTTAAAGCAGTATTGTCAATATCCTTACGAATATCTTTAGTTCCCATACTGGTTAACATCGCATCAGTACGAAGTGAGGTTAGTTCTTCTGAAAGTTCTAGTGTAATATAAACTCCGCTCAATCCAACTTGTAGCCAATTCAATGCCAAATTCATCATGACCAGTGACTTACCAGAACCAGAGCCACCTGCAAAGATATTAAGTTCGCCGCGACTCATTCCACCGTACAAAATACGATCCATCTGTGGCCAGCCAGTTGATACTTGACCACCTGAGTTAAAATACTTATTGATACGATGCGCAGGGTCAGCAAAGTAGTCAGTACCCATGTCTTTCTGTAGGCTGATTTGAACTGCGTCCTTAATTAGTTTTTCCACTGGAGAGAAGTCACCCTTCTCAAGCAAGTCTGCTGCTTTAAGAATCGCACGCTCAAGTTCCTGTCGCTTAGTGAATGCTTCAAACTCATCAAAGAACCATTCAAAATGCCCATCACTTAACTCAGGTACCGGTTCAATGTCAATGCCAGTTGTAGCTTTAATCTGAGTTGCATCAGGTAAAATCTTATACTTGTCAGTATGTTCTTTAAACATTTCTGCCACTGGGCGCAGCGATCTGTCAAAATTCTCGCTGTTCATAATGTTCATAACACGGGTGTATAACTCCGAGTTAGTTATCATCATTCGCAAAAATAATTTCTGAACATCAGGAGTATATTCAAGTTGTTTCTTAGATTCTTGTTTTTTCAATTTTTTTCCTTTGCATTTCAATTTTAATTTTAGACATCGTGGCTGCTTGTAATATACTCATTAGCGTTGGAAGCTTTCCGTAACGTATCACAGCATCGTTAACATCCTTGACATCAACGTGCCAATTTGGTAAGCTAATACTATATCCCAACTCTAGCGCACGACTACATATTTCTAATCCGGCTCTGTCTCTATCCGGTACTACTATTATCTGTTTGTTTAACTGTGCTAATACCTGTGCTTGATCGTCATTGATTGTGTTGTGCATTGTAGCACACGCATTCAAACTCAGCGCATCAAATATACCCTCAACTACCAGACATATATTCCATTCAGGTTTTTGAAAGTCAAATCCGAATACATATCCGTGCTGTTGAGAATTGATATACTTTGGTAATTTATTATCTATGTATCTACTAGTATGTCCAACGATCTTATTTTTATAAGTATACGGTACAATGATGCGATTGTTATTTCTACCCTGAATATGCGGTGTTACCATAAACGGATATTCATTAGGATCAATATGTCGTTTGATCAAATAGTCAGCGTATATCTTATGATCAGGGTTGTTTACGTTTATTAATTCAGCATCAGTTGGCAATTCCTGCTCTTTGAATTTTACTTTTTTACGAGGTAGAACGTCACCTGAAAAGTCCAGTAAGTCTTTATGTTGGAGACTCTCCAGACTCCATCGTTGAATCTGTTCACTGTCAATACCGCACCAAATAAGAAGCTGTCTAGTTTTTGGGCTTATTGATTTGCCTAATACAAAATTACATGAGTATCTACAATTGAAACAATTCATGGTCCATTTGGATTGACCGTCAAACTTAATGCCGCCGCGCATACGGCGATCAGACTTGTGGCCAAGATGGCTACAACAAACAGCGTTGAAACTTGTCCAGCCGCTACTCGTTGTTTTTTTCTTGCCAGGTAATATAGATAGAATATCAAACATGTTCATCTATTATAACATAGTGAACACGAAAATACAATAGATACGGTGATCTATCTTCTTAAAATGTTAGTAACATCACCAATATTACTGATGAATTGTACTTGGATGTATGGATGATATCCAGTAAAGGAATATCCAATGGTATCGGATACGTTTGAATAGACATACGTGTTTCCAATGTTATACCAATCACCGTCTACTATTGTGGAACCTTGAATCTGAACATTACCATAAAAACCAGTATATTCTGCTTGGATAGTTGATATTGGATTATCATCAGTTGACCAAACACTGGTAAAATATGTTAGTGCGTTTGAATTGGCGTTTGCGCTTGAGTTGTTATTCGGAAATAGTTGTCCGGTGGGTATAGATACACTTTGCGACGGCACAAAGCTTGGTAGAATAGAATTAACGATGTTTAGATCACCGCGACCACCTGCGTTCTGGTCCACGAATACCGGGTAATTAAAACTACCAACTGGGATTTCTAATGTGTAATAGCATTTTTGTGGGTCAATACCCTCAATGTCTGCTGCGTTTAGTTGAAGAGCAGCAATACCTGTGGCTGCTAATTGTAGGGTCAGTGCTTTCTGAAGAAGCACAGTATTACCTTGATAGTTTAATATGCGGCAAGTAATCTCGGCGCCGGTTATATTAACTGGTTTCTGCTCTTGATTAAGGAACTGAAACTGCAGCTGGTTGTCGACACCTTTGTGTAATGTGAGTGGTTTAGCATAAACGGGCATATATTTCCTTACCGAGTTGCCGGACAAGACAACGACAATTTGCCGAGGGATATAGGAGAAAACTGAGGTTGCATACATTTGTTATTCGCTTCTAATGTTATATTTAGCATATCTTATATTTAGTCATTCAGGAATAATACCCGAATTCTTTCCGCAGATAAATAAACTTAATACACATTATCAATGATACCTAACGAATTCTTTAAACGCCTAAGCGAGAATCATCCTTTCATCACAATCTGTTCATACGCCAGCCAAGACTACGTGGGAATTGTTCAGAATCGTGATGATGTCGTTACCACTATATATGATTATGGTGCTATACAGGACTTAGCAATTAAAGAGAAATTTCTAGAATTAGGTGATATATGGTGGTGGGAAAGCAACAGACTTATCCCTATCAACTTATTTTTAAAAGAAGATTGGGCAATCTTCAGACCATATATCAGAACATTCAATAACAAAAGCTTAGTAATACTACACGGCCCCGTATGTAGTATGTCAGACCTAAGCAAGCGTCGATCAAAAAGAAGATCCATTACTCTTGTGAAAAGAATTCCGTAGTAGGCATTTCCTGTAACAAATTCATATGTACAGTGACTAACTGTGAATACGCAACTGCGTGACTTCTCTTAAAGCTATATCCGCCGTCACTATCTTTCTCCCAGATAGTCTTCGCAATCTCACTCCAGGGTAAGCCTATCAGATGCTTTTTTGCAGGTCTGATCATTGCCAGAAACATAGCCAATCTGGGAATACTATTGATAGGCTCAATCATACGCTGTATACTTTGATAATGATTACCTAAATGTATAAGCGTACTTACAAATTCTCTGTCATTCAGTAGATTCCAATCTGGCTCACGCATTAATTCTACTAAATGTGACTCATCACGTACATTAGCATATACATGAACATTCAGCAAGTCCAGCTTAAAATACCCGCGCGATTCAGCAGCAGCATAGTCAATTGACGCGATATTATTGATAGGATCATAGGGAATATCAGTGATATGAATCCCAGTAGAATGCTTTCTTATAGGTGTTATATTACGCATAGCCGCAGGAATATGCTTAATGTGTTCCAACAGTAAGTCCCTGTTTCCTAGATCAATATCTACGTCACCTTGAAACTTCACGGAGGGGTTACTCCGGCGGCAATGAGAATCTTATACGCCTTCTGTACAATGAATGCCTGGCGTGCCGCATCTTCGGAAGCCTTGTGAGTTGTCACATAACCACCGTCTTTAAGATTCACTCCGGTAACATCAAACAGAGTCCGTGTGTCTCGTACTTTATAAAAGTCCCATGGTGGTTGCATCTTAAAACTGGCCCAAGATGTTTCCACTGCTACAATGTCAAACGCTGCGCCGTGACTCCAGGGGTTACCTTTGTTCCAGCAGAATTTATGAAGTTTTTCCATTGCTTCCTTGAAAGGAATTCGATCATGATCACCTAGTGCTTCATGTTGCGCCGCCTCACTTTGATTGCCCCACCACTTAACAGTTTCATCGTTGATAACTCTGCCCATATCAAGTTGTTCTTCAATT